TAAAATATAAAGGTGGTTTTGGAGAAAGTTTAGCTGTTGCAGGAGGTGCTATAGCCACCGCGGTTAAAACTAAAAAAATTGAAACTAGAAAAAAAATAGATGCAGCAAATACTTCCTCTGCTATTGCAGAACAAAAATATCAAGCGGCATTAAATGAAAATATAGGTAAAGCTAGATTACAAAACCAAAAGTGGATTATAGAGCAAAAAGAAGGATATGGTAATGCTGTAAGAGATTATAAATTAGGTAAAATAGATAGGGATGCATATCTTGAAAAAATGGATTATTATAATACATTGTTAGCTAATTTAGGTACTTTTAAAGAGCAAATAACAACTATTTCTAAAATGAATAATGGAGCAGATATTGATTTATCATTATTAAGAAATAATCCTCAAGCATATGCAGCAGAAATACATAGAAGATCTTTAAGAGATGGTAATGTATTTATAAGTACTAATGAAAATGGAGAAGTAATGTTAGATGTTGCTACTTGGGCTGAAAATATTGGGAAAGAAGATTCTAGAATCAATGTTACTTTACAACAAGCTATAACTGATAATAGATTTTATACGCCAGAACTTTCATATAATCAAGGTTTAAATAAATTATATAATGCTGAGGTTACAAATTTAGCCGCAAACTCTAGTGGATTAGGACTACATACGTCTGTAACTCAAGATGGAAGAGATATAGTAAAATTTGATGAGACTAAAAAAGATGAAATTAAATCGTATGTTCTTAAAAATGGTAAGTTAGATGGTATTTTAGTAGGAGATGAAAAAAGAAAATACTTTGAAGATAATATGGGTAATGGTTTTGGTTCTTGGCAAAATACTGATGAACAAAATGCATTAGTTAAAAATGCATTAGCCGAAGACATGGTAAATAGCTTATCAGGTAAAGTAATAAGTAATACAAAAACTTTAACGCCAAAAAATACTGGTATTAGTGATACAAAAAAAGCTAATCAAGCATTAATTGATCAAATGAGAAGAATTAATGAAAATGCTATAGTAAGTGAAAATCAAGATGGCAATATTGGCCCTGCTCAAGGAATAAATATTAATTATGTATTAAAAAATTATAATGCTTTACTGGGTAGACTTGGACAAATACAAAAAGATAGTGAAGATGGAAAATATTATTTAGTAAGTAGACAAGAATCTTTTGCTGGCCAAGCTTTTAAACAAGAAGTTAATATAAATAATCTTTCTGAATTAATGGCAACAACAGCTATATTTTTAGGCGGAAGAGGTATGATTGAATTACTAGGAGATGATGCTCCTGGTGGATTACCAACTAATAAATAAATAAAATTATGTTTCAATATAATGGCGTACAATATACATTGCAAGATGTAATAGAAACTGCAAATAGCTTAGGATTAACTTTATCTGAATATTTAGAAAAAAATCCTGAAGTTAAAGAAATAGCAGAAGAACAGGATTTTCAAAACCCCACAGCACAGGGTGCGGTTGTGGAGGGAACTGCAGCACCCGATATGGAGTCTCCTTCGGAAGATACTTTGTTGGAATTACTAAACAGAGAGGAAATAGAAAGAATAAATAAAAGAGACTTTGCACTTCAACAAGAAATAAATAAATACGGTGGATATGCCTCTGAGGAAGAAAGACGTCAAAAACAAGATATTGTTTTTAAATATTATGAAGATAATTTTGAGGAAGACGGTTTAACTTATAAAGAAAGAACTGAAAAAAGAGCTAATACTTCTATTGGTAAAATGATAAATTCTATAGAAAATGCAATGATTAGAATTAAAGGATTTGAACCAAGATTAACATTAGCTACAAGGGGAATATTTACTAAAATACTTGGTGATGAAGCTATTGATAAATTTGTAGAAAATCCTAATGTAGGAGATTGGTGGAAAACTGGAATGAGTGATAATGATGTTGGGGTAGCATTAAATGAATTAAACAGATTAGAAAGTCTACAAGGTAGAACTGGAAGTTTATATGATGGTTTTAAAAATGGTGATATGGCTGAGCTTTTAGCTGGTACTGTAAATGCTATAACTTCTTTTGGTTCTTCCGCACTTATTGGTGGTATGACTGGTGGGGCTGGTATAATGACAGACTTTTTTGCAGATTCATTTAGAAGAATTAATGTTGATAAAGCTGAAAGATTAGGGGTTGATGCAGTTGATTTAATGAATAGCGAAGATGCAGAATTTTATTTACCCTTAGTCTTAGGGGGTGCTGCAGGCGCCGCTGAAAGATTTGGTTTAAAAGGTGTAAGTAAAGCTATAAATGGAATAAAAGGAGGCACATTAAGAAAAATAGCGGGTAGACTTGTAGCGGGTGGTAAAGAAGCTGCTACAGAATATATTCAGGGTGCACTAGAATCAGTTGAAATACCATTAGCAAAAAAAGAATATGCTAAGGCTTCGCAAGAATTATTTCAATATTTAGGTAGTAAAGAAGGTATAGAAAGTCTTTTACAAGGTTTTGTTGGAGGTGCAGGTGTAACAACAGGGGCAACAGCAACTCCTACAGAAGCAGCTACAATAGCGGCAACAAGTGCGGCTATAATATCTCCAGAAGCGGTAGGATTACTAACAGGCACATTAGGCCCTATGTCTATACGTAATGCAGCTAGCCAGTTGCGTTCGCCGCAAGATGTAAAAGAAATTGATAAATTATCTTTAGAAATAGCAAAATTAGAAGAGCAAAAACTTAACGTCAAAGATAAGGATATAAAACAAAATATTGATGCTGCAATCGCTTCAAAAAGATTAAGAATTAGCGAAATAGTATCTAATGGTAATCAACAAATAAATGCTGTATCAGAAACTGATTTAAAAGAGATTAGTTCTATGTCTGACTTGGCTAAGAAGTTTAACCAAGATATTAATGCATTAAATAAAAAATTAAGAGTTGATAAAACTATAAACAAGAAAGAATTTGATATTGCTAGAGCTACACTATTACAAAAATTTAAAGAAGATAAAGCAAATTTAGATAAAAAGATTTCAGATATATCTGTAAAAAATCAAAATATATCTAAAAAGAATGAAGACCTTGTTAAAATTATAAAGACTAGCAAAAACGAAGCGGCAATTGAAAAAGCTAAAAATGATTTATTTGCTAATAATTCAGGATTTTTAAATAAATTAATTAATTCATCTTTTAATCCAAATCTTGACACAGAATTAACTAAGGCTGATTTTACACAAAGTATTAATGAAGAATTTGGTAAGTTAATAAATACTTATGATATTACATTAGGCGTTCCATTTGGTGCATATATACAAAGAGAATTGCCTAAAAGAATTGCAGGTATATTCGAAGCACAAGTTGAAACCAAAGACGGTGAAATAATAGGTAAGACTGATATATCTAAAATTCAATTAGCACAGGAACAAGCAATAGAAACTGGAAAGGGAGATATAGTTTCTGAATTAGTTACAGAAGAAGATTTAAATTTAGAATCTGCTACACCTATAACTGAAAATAGAATGTTTGAAAAAACAGGTTTAGAATCAGAAACAATAAATACAGCAGCTAAACAAATATTAAAAGGTAAATTACCTGGGTTAACTGAAATAGTAGCAAGAGATAAAAATCCATTTTTAACAGCTGTAGAAAAAGCATCGGAAGGTAAATTTTTTGAGCCTATATATAAAAAATTAGGCGGTAATCTAAATAATACTAATCTTGCAGAGTGGAAACAAACATTAGAGCAAGATATAGATGACTTCTTAGCATTAGTTGAAGAATCGGGCAATAAAGATTATAATAGAATTAAAAATAAATTCTTAAAAGGTATATATAAAGGCAAGAAAGTTGGCAGGGCTGATATGAAAACAGGTACAGCAGCTGGCGAAGGTAGATATGAATATCAAACACCAACAAGAGAACAAGCTATAGAATATTTTACTGAGGGTAAAATGACTACTTTAGTTGAAAGAAAGAAAACATATACAAAAATATTAGCACATGCTGTAGGTAAAAAGGGTATCAAAGCTGTTATAAAAGATACGGAAGTTCAAAAATCATTCACTGAAGTTCAAAAATTATTAGGTAAAGAAATACCTACAAACATCAAAGCAAAAGTTATAGAAAGACTTGATAGAGTTATTAAAGTTTTAGAAACACCTATTAAA